CCAGCAGATGAATAACTGCGCAGCTAAAGTCAATGACAGCGCATGGAGAATCATCAAGCGAAAGTCAGCAGGTGACATCTCAGCACCTATCGGAATCGCTATGGCTGTATCGAAGCTCATGATTCCTCAGCCTAAGCCACAAATTTATACTTAGACACGCCCTATCATATTGTCTAATTACTTGACAAGTGCTACCATTTATGTCTATGGGTAAAATACTGCAAGCCTTTGGTTTAGAATCTAAGCCACAATTACAAGCTCAGTCTGCACCTCAAGTGCTCGGTGAGTATTCACCTTATGCAATGCCATTTCAGACCGCTTTCATTGGTCGCACAGAGGCAATGTCAGTCCCAGCTCTTATGCGTTGCCGCAATTTACTTGCTGGCACAATCGGCGCAATTCCTTTAGAGCTTTACAAAAAATCTACCAATGAAGAATTAGGTTCGCCTGCATGGTTAGAGCAACCTTCATATTCACAGCCACGATCAGTAACGATTGCGTGGACTGTTGATTCATTACTTCTATACGGCCAAGCATTTTGGAAAGTCGTAGAGGTCTATCAGGAAGATGGCCGTCCATCTCGTTTTGAGTGGATCGCTAACAATCGAGTGACAATTACTTTAGATAGTACTAACACCTTTGTTCGATCTTATGCTGTTGATGGTATTACATTACCAATGGATGGTCTCGGATCTCTCGTCACATTCCAATCACTAAGTGATGGCATTCTAACCACCGGTGCTTCAACAATTCGCGCAGCGATTGATGTACAAAAGGCAGCAGCAATCGCAGCAGCAACACCTATGGCAACTGGATACATCAAAAATACAGGTGCAGATTTAGATCCTAAAGAAGTTTCAGGATTACTTGCTGCATGGCGTACTGCTCGCAACAATCGCTCAACAGCATATTTAACTTCTACTCTTGAATATAACCCAGTTTCATTTTCACCAAAAGAAATGATGTATTCGGACGCGATTTTTAACCTGGCGACTGAGATTGCTCGCTTGTGCAATGTGCCTGCTTATTATGTTTCAGCAGATGCCAATAACTCTATGACTTATGCAAATGTTCAAGATGAGCGCAAGCAATTCTTAACATTATCTCTACAGCCATTTATTACAGCGATTGAAGATCGTCTATCAATGGATGACATTACAGCCCGTGGCAATGTCGTCAGATTTGATATTGATAAAAACTTCCTACGTACTGATCCACTTCAAGAATTGGCAGTCATTGAAAAGCTGCTAACGCTTAACATGATAACTCCAGAGCAAGCGATGGAAATGACTGATCTAACACCTAACGGAAATAATGGTCTAGTATGAATCAAGTAATTACCTTCTCAGCTGATCTGACAGCAGATTCAGCAAGCCGCACAGTATCAGGCAAGATTGTGCCTCTTAATGTTGAGGCAGGATCGACAAACATGGGCAAAGTTATCTTTGCTTCTGGATCTATTGCTATCGAAGATCCTAAGTCAATAAAGCTTTTAAGTCAGCATGACGCCAAAAAACCTTTGGGCAGAATGGTCTCATTTAGCGAGTCAGACAATTCTATCGATGCTGTATTTTCTATAAGTCGCTCACAGCGCGGCACAGAGGCTTTAATCCTTGCAGAGGAAGGGCTACAAAGTGGCCTTAGCATCGGAGCGGAAGTGCTTAAGTCAAAGATCAAGGATGGCGTGACATATGTATCCGCTGCTCGCTTGGTCGAAGTAAGTTTAGTAACAGAGCCAGCATTTAAGTCTGCTCAGGTTACTGATATTGCAGCAGAAGAATCTGCTGTAGAAGAAACAATCCAACCAACAGAAAGCGAGACAGCCACCGTGGAAGAAACCACTCCAGCAGTCGAAGCAACACCAGTTGAGGCTCCAGCGGTTGAAGCTGCTCGTCCAACTGTTTCAGCAGCATACTACACAAAGCCACGCATTGAGATCACAGCAGCTAAGTATGCAGAAAACACAATCCGTGCAGCACTAGGTGACGAGTCAGCTCGTCAGTACCTACTAGCAGCAGACAACACAACAGATAACGCTGGTCTAGTACCAACACGTCAGTTGTCAGAAATCATTAACCCATTGGGTACAACAATCCGTCCATCAATCGATGCAATCTCACGTGGTGCTTTGCCAGATGCAGGTATGACATTCGAGATTCCAAAGATTACACAGATGCCTACAGTTGGCGAAGTTGCAGAAGATGCAGCTTTTACAGAGCAAGATCAGAACTCAGCATTCTTGTCAGTATCTGTAAAGAAGTACGCTGGACAGCAGACATTCTCTGTCGAATTGCTAGACCGTACATCTCCAGCATTCTTTGACGAGCTAGTGCGCAACATGGCAGCAGCTTACGCAAAGACAACAAACGCAGCAGTCAATGCAGCACTTATCGCAGGTGCAACACTAGACGGCACAACAACAGCAACATATCCAACAGCGTCAGAACTTCTTGGTGTAGTAGCTCGCGGTTCAGCTTCTGTCTATGCAGCAACAGCAGGACTTCCAAATCCATTCGCTCGCAACATGGTCGTATCAACAGGACAATGGTCAAACATCATGTCTCTAAACGATGCAGGCCGTCCAATCTACACAGCATCACAGCCAATGAACGCGGGTGGAGCAGTTGCACCTACATCATTGACAGGCAACGTTGCAGGACTCAACCTCTATGTTGATCCAACAAACGCAGGCGATGGCGATGGAACAATCCTCATCGTGAACCCAGATGCTTACACATGGTACGAATCACCAACATACCGCCTACGCGCTGAATCAACAGCAGCAGGTCAGGTAACAATCGGTTATTACGGCTTCGGCGCAATCGCAACTAAGGTTGCAGCAGGCGCATTCAAGAACAACAAGCAGTAATAACAAACTAAGTCGCTCTAGGGGGTCAGTAGCCCTCTGATCCCCTAGAGTCTTTAGAAAGGACAAGGAATGGCACTCACAACAGTCGCAGAGCTTCGATCAACACTCGGAGTCGGTACGCTGTACCCAGATGCCACCTTGCAGGAAGTGTGCGATGCCACGGATGCAGTCCTACTTCCTATGCTATGGGCTAACACTAATTTTTCTATTGCTCACTCAAACGTTGGCACAGTCGGCACAATGTACTTCGACCAGAATGTTGAACAAACTTACTATGTAGGTCAAAGCGTAGTAATTACAAACGCTGGTTCACATTTCAACGGCAATAAGACAATTACAGGCGTTAGTGGTCGCACTTTCACAGTTACGACAAATCATGTAGCAGACACGCCTTACCACCCTTTTAATCCTTTTGCTACTGTCACAGCTTCTACTTATGTGGACTGGGCAGAAGATAAAGCAATTCAGCAAGCAGCTTTGATGATATCTGTTGAAATCTGGCAAGCGCGAACCGCTACCCTTTCAGGTTCTAACGCTGTCGATTTCCAGCCAAGCCCTTACCGAATGAGCGCGCAGCTTCTCGCTAAGGTGCGAGGATTAATCGCGCATGCACTAGACCCTCGCTCAATGGTGGGCTAATGCCAGTTGCAGTCACTACTCTCCGAACCACATTAGCAACCGTCCTAGTCGATAACGCTAAGTGGCAGACTTTTGCCTTTCCACCGGCAACTGTCCTTGCTAACTCTGTGATTGTGTCTCCAGATGATCCTTATTTGACACCTAGCAACAATCAACACATTACTATTAGCCCAATGGCTAACTTTAAGATTATTATGACTGTTCCTTTATTTGATAATGAAGGCAACCTAAACGGGATAGAAGATACTGTTTGCAGCGTGTTCGCAAAGCTCGCAGCATCATCTTTGACCTATAATGTAGGCGCAATAAGCGCACCAAGTATTCTCAATGCTGCATCAGGCGATCTGCTCAGTTGCGAGATGTCCGTATCAATCCTTACGAGTTGGAGCTAAAATGTCCGAGTGGGAAAAAGAAAACGAAGCCTTCCTGATCAAGATCGGGCAGGTAGCACCATCATCACCAAAGCCAGCACCTACAAAGAAAGACGAGGAATAATCTCATGGCTGTATTTCTAAATAACAAAGTCGGTGTGAAGATTAACTCCGTTGATCTTTCAGACCATGTCACATCAATTACTCTTAACCGCACATTCGATGAGCTAGAAGTTACTGCAATGGGTGACACAGCTCACAAGTTCGTTAAGGGCTTGGAAGCATCAACTGTCACAATCGACTTCCTAAATGACACAGCATCTGCAAATGTATTGGCAACACTACAGGCAGCATGGGGAACCACAGTCACATGTGTATTCTTACAGGAAAAGGGAACAGCAGTTTCTGCTACAAACCCTCTGTACACAGTCTCACTTCTAGTCAATAACACTACAGATATCAATGGTGCTGTAGGCGATATTGGCACACAGTCAATTACATTTACTGCTAACTCAACTGTTGCAGTAGCTACTACAGGCACATTCTAAAAAACTAACAAAGGGGCAAACTCATGGCAAAACTAAAGATAGTTCGTACAGATGGAAGCGTATTAGAAGGCGAGATCACTCCAGCCGTGGAGTATTCGTTCGAGCAATACGCTAAAAAGGGCTTCCATAAGGCGT